GGTTTGGTATGACTTAGATACGGACCCGACGGGGTGGGGGACTCTATCAGTAGATATACCAACGGGCGAAGGAGTACACCAATTTATGGGATTAGACTACCAAGAATATAAATTCTAATGAAGTTACTTGATTTGAAAATATATGGTTTAAATGGTATCGCCATGGCTTTAAACTTTTCAGCAATTGAAATCGGTTTAAAGATTATTTTGACGCTTACAGTACTTTTTTACACGATTCATAAATGGTACTTAATGGCAAAAAGAAGTGAGAAAAATAAATAAAATAATTATTCATTGTACCGCAACATCTAAAGGTAAACATTATGATGTTGACGAAATTCGTAGATGGCACGTAGATGGTCGCGGTTGGTCCGATATCGGTTATCATTGGTTAATTTATTTAGACGGTTCTATTATAGAAGGTAGGCCCGAGAAAAGAATTGGAGCGCATACAAAAGGACAGAATAAAAATTCAATCGGTATTTCATACGTTGGCGGGGTTTCTAATATAAAGAACAAAAGGAAAAAATTTCCCGCCGAAGATACGAGGACACCGGAGCAAATAATTTCTTTAGATTGCTTGTTAAAAGATTTATTAATTAAATATCCAAATTCTAAAATTCAAGGTCATAACGAATATTCTAATAAAGCGTGTCCGTCTTTTGACGTTCAAAAAGAATATAAATATCTAAGTAATTTGTAAAAATTAAATAAATAAATAATTAGTATATTTACAAAAAATTAAATAACATTAAAATTAAAATAAAATGGCTACAACCGGAGTATTTAACGGAACGAACTTACTTTTAAAAGTTGAAACCGTAACCGTAGGACACACAACGTCTTGCTCACTATCATTATCAATGGACACACCCGAAGCGACTACAAAAGATTCAAACGGATTTTCTGAGTTTATCGGCGGCGTTAAAGGGGGTGAGGTATCATTTGAAGGCTTAATTGCTTATGATGATGCATCGAACGCGGTTCAAATGGCGGATTTTTTATTAGCAAGAACTTCATTGACTTGTGTTTTTGGAACGGCAGAAACGGGAGACGCAATATATACGGCAGAAGGTTTTCTTTCAAGCGTAGAAATGAGCGCAGAAATGGAATCAGCGGTAACTTATAGCGGTTCAATCACTTTAACGGGTGCAGTAGTAAAATCAGTTAACTAAATTTATTTTTAGTTTTTACATAATAAAAGGCACCGTATTTTTTGCGATGCCTTTTTATTTTTATTAATCAAATCTTTTAAAAAATGACAAACAAAAAAAGAGGTTATATTGATATAACCGTAAACGGAAAAAAGAAAACACTACATTTTTCAATGAATTTTTGGTCGGAATTTACCGAACAAATGAATATTTCATTACAAGAAATTGGCTCAGTTTTCGAATCAGGAATTTCAATTAATGCTTTAAGGTCTTTAATCTATTCCGCGGCTTTGGCTTACGACTTAGAAAACAGTAATGAAGTTGATTACAATGTTTATTCAGTCGGTCAATGGATGGACGAAATCGACGCCGATACAATTAACGGTATTGTCGAAACAATGTCGGAATCAAAAATTTTAGGTAACGCATTAGCGCCGGCCGAATCAAAAATTCCGGGAAAGCCGAAGCCGTCAAAGAAACAATAAATTTTGAAACTTTAACCGATTATTATATTGGGCAAATTGGGGTTTTGCCTGATAATTTTTGGCGGCAAACGTGGCGCGAAAATGCTTTAATGGCTGAAGCGTACCATAGTAAAACAAATTTAAATTGGGAGCAAACTCGATATTTGGCATCTATGATTTATAATGTCCAATGTGAAAAAAAATCGCAAATGTTAAAGCCTCACGATTTATTTGAGTTGCCTATTGATAATTTAAGAAAAAAGAAAAGGGACGCACCAAAATCAACTATTAAACAAATGGAAGCGTTTTCCGAAAAATATAATAAAATGACAGTAAAAAAGACGTTCGGATAGGGCGTCTTTTTTTTTGTATTTTTGCCTTACTACATATACATATTATGAGCGAAAATTTAAGAGTAAAAATAACCGGAGACGCCTCGGGGTTAAATACTGCAATTAAAGGCGCAAGCGCCAAACTTTCGGCCTTTGGTACTAAAATGAAGGCAACCGGTAAAAAAATGACAATGTCATTAACGTTGCCGTTAGTTGCGGTAGGTGCTGCGGCTACAAAAATGGCGTTTGATTTTGATAAATCTATGACGTCAATAACGGCGTTAGTTGGAGTTGCTGAAGGTGAGGTTTCTAAAATGGGTGAAACTGCTAAAAAAATGGCGGTTGATACGGGACAAAGTGCAAATGATGCCGCAGAAGCGCTTTTCTTTATAACTTCGGCGGGTTTACGTGGTTCTGATGCAATGGACGTCCTAAACATGTCTTTAAAGGCTGCAGCGATTGGATTAGGTGATACGAAAACAATTGCGGATTTATCAACGTCGGCAATGAATGCTTACGGTAAAGAAAATTTAAGCGCTTCAGACGCTACCGATGTGTTAACGGCTGCGGTTCGTTTAGGTAAATTAGAAGCGTCTCAATTAGCGGGCGCAATGGGTGGCGTGATTCCTATTGCTTCGAGTATGGGTGTCGGGTTTGATGAAGTAGGTGCGGCAATGGCTGCAATGAGTAAAACCGGAACCGGTGCGGCTGAAGGTGCGACGCAATTAAACGCAATTTTAACATCAATAGCAAAACCGACAGAAGAAAGCCGAAAAGCATTTTTAAAAATGGGTTTTACTACTGAAGGGTTACAACAAAAATTAGCGGATGATGGTTTAATTGGGACCTTAGCGATGTTAAAAGACGGATTAGCACAAACCGGACAAACATTTACAGATATAGCGCCAAACGTTAGAGCTTGGAAGGGTGTTTTAGATTTAACGGGTTCATCAATGCAAGATAATATTTCATTGTTTGACGAAATGACAAAAGCGACCGGCGCCACAGATAAAGCGTTTGAAGAAACGGCAAAATCCGCGTCTTTTAAGATGACAAAAGGATTAAACGCAATGAAATCATCATTGTTAGGAATTGGTCAAGTTATATTAGTTTCGGTAGCACCGGCAATTGAAAAAATAGGCGCATTTTTTACGCGTTTAAGCGATTCTTTTAACAGTCTTTCAGCAAGGTCTAAGAAAATGATACTTGCATTTGTTGGAATTGTTGCGGCAATTGGTCCCGTACTTCTTGTACTTGGGACTTTATTAACGATGGCGCCGGCAATAGGTGCGGCAATTACTTTGATGATGGGGCCGGTAGGTTTAATTATAATAGGATTAACGGCGGTAGCTGCGGTGATTATTACATTTTGGAAACCAATAAAAAAAATAATTATTGGCATTGCTAATTATTTCATTGATTTATATAACAATGTTTTGCCTTTGCAGTTTGCAATTAGTAACCTTATTTTTAGATTTAAGACTTTGTTTGCAGTTGCTAAATTTGTTTTTAAAAGTTTAATTACTATAATAAAAGCGTTTGGCAAAGCAGCACGAAATGTTTTAGGAAGTTTGGGCGATATCTTAATCGGTATTTTTACGTTAGATATTAAAAAAATAAAAAAAGGTTTTTCAGGAATAGGCGATGCCGTAAGTGGTGGTGTTTCTGACGCATTAGATGGCGTAAAATCAAATGCTAAAGTCTTAGCAAATACGGTTGTCGATAATTTTAACGATTCTATTAAGAAAAAAACAATTGAAAGAATAAAAGTTGAGGCCGAAGTTGTACCAAATACCGAAACTTCAGATAGTGGCGGAACCGTTGTCGGAACCGGTGACAGTAGTAATAGTAATGGTGGACCAAAAGGCTCTAAATTTAAAATAACTCCCGTTATAGACCCTGAAGCCGCGGAAAAAATAAAGGCTATTAGCGATGAGATAAATAAAGCGCTTATAACAAACGAAAAATTAGCACATAAGGCGCTAAAACAAGAAAAAACAAAGTATTATAACGATTTAATAAAAGCAGCTAAAGGAGACGCGGAAAAACAAAAGGCTTTATTAAAAGCAAAAACGGCGTCATTAGCAAAAATCGAATCGGACGAAGAAAATAGACTTTTAGAAATAAAACAAAGAATTGCCGATTCTACACATTCAAGTGATGCGGAACGTAAAAAATTAGAAATTCAAAGAATAAAGTTACATTATCAGGATTTAATTAGATTAGCGACAGAAAACGGGTTATCAACGGTTGAATTATTAAAGGCACAAGGTGAAGCCGTAGCATTAGTAAACGACGAACAAAGAGCGTCAGCAATGGAAAAGGCCTTAGCTTTTAACGAAGGCATGAATTCAATTATAACCGGCGGATTAAATGACTTAGCGGTTGGAATTGGTCAGGCTTTAGGTAAAGCATTGTCAAGCGGTGGAAATTTAGCGCAAAGTTTGTCAAAGGTTGTTTTAAAGACAATCGGAAATATGGCTTCGCAAATGGGGAAATTATCAATTGGAATTGGTATTGGTATTGAAAAAATCAAAGAATCTTTACTTGTATTTAAGGGAGTTGGTGCAATTGCGGCCGGTGTTGCATTGCTAGCATTAGGAGCGTTTGCAAGTTCGCAAGCCGGAAAAATTGGTTCAGGCGGTGGCGGTGCGACTGCATTTGCTAAAGGTGGTATTGTATCGGGTCCTACAATGGGATTAGTTGGGGAATATCCGGGCGCAAAATCAAATCCGGAAGTTATCGCACCATTAAATAAATTGCAAGGAATGATTGATAAAAGCGGCGGTACTACTAACGTAACAGTTGGCGGACAAATACGCTTAGAAGGTCAAGATTTATTAATTGCAATAGAACGCGCAAACGATACGGCAAATAGATTATACTAAACAAAATAAATAATGGCTTACGGCGTAAAATATAGATTAGAATTTTCCGATGTTTTAGGGTACGGAAAAAAAGTTGAAATATTATCCAAAAACTACACCGGAGTAGTTTTACCAATGATAGGTGGCGCTAATCCGGTCACAATAAAATGGAGCGCAAAAGATGAGTTCTATAAGCCATTAATAGGTTCACAATGTACCTTAAATTTAATGGTTACCGATACGGTTAAATATGATGATTTTTATAAATTTGATGAGCGACAATACAAAGTTAAAGTTTCATATTCAAAAAGTATTTCCGAAACATATGCGAATAGAGTTATTGCAAACGCCGGAATTTATGAATCGTTA